TTAAAAAGGATTTATTATGCACTGTGCAATATTAGGTAATGGCCCAAGCAGGCACATGTATGACTCTACCGCTGAGTTTGTAGTTGGGTGTAATATTCCTAATGACGACTTTAAAGTAGATGCTACTGTAATTTCAGATGTAGAGATTGTTTGGATACTTAAAGAAAATCCTGAACTTGTTAAAGTACCTGTTATAATTAGCACTAAGGTATTTGAGAAGATGAAGGAACTCAAAATAGTATCCAACTACACGGTATTAATGGTGTTTAAGCCTCAGGACTGGCATAATTCGGCGCACTACGCTGCCCATTATCTAGCTACCGAAGTAAAGGCTACCACTATTGATGTATGGGGATGCGATTCTATTGTTTCTTTGGAATCGGATTTAACGTCTGACACAGATGTTTTCGTCCCAAAACCCGAGACCCATAATTATAAACTAATTCTTAATTGGAATAAGGTTTGGCAAGCCCTTATAGCTAGCTATGAGGATGCTAATTTTAGAATTATGGTGTTATAACAAAAGGGGCGTAAGCCCCTTAAATCATTTAAAGGAGTACAATAAATGATACGAAAAACTGTAATACTCAGTTTAATTTTATCCACGTCGGTTTACTTAACCATAACCCCTAACTTTGCGATTGCGGATTCAGCCGACCCGTCTTTACTAGAAGATAAGGCTCAAATTGCTTGTTTAGCAGAAAATATCTATCGTGAAGCTGGGGCTGAATCTAAGGCTGGACAACTAGCTGTAGCCCTAGTAACTATGAACCGTGTTAATAGCGGTAAGTTTCCCGATGACGTTTGTTCCGTTGTAAAGCAACGTAGTTCTAAGGGGTGTCAATTCTCTTGGGTTTGCTTTAAAAAACCAAAGATGGATACAGACTTATATAATAAGGTGTTAGGTGTTGCTACCCACGTTTACAATAACTACCCAACTAAGATTAAAGATATAACGTTTGGTTCCCTTTACTATCACGCTGATAGTATAAATCCAGGATGGAACCTAAGAAAAACGGTTGTTATCGGGAATCACGTTTTTTATACTAATAAAAAGGCTTGACTTACAAGCATTTATAAGGTATAATAACTAGGTAGGCTGTGTTTATTTTAAATTATTAAGGATTATATATGTTCAAAAACGCTAACGAATTTTCTTTACACATTGAAAGTATCGCAAAGGCTAAACGCTTATCTCATATGGATGCGGTTCTTGAATATTGTAAAGATAATCAAATTGAACCTGATGATGTTACCCGTTTGATTAGTAAATCGTTAAAGGAAAAGATAGCCAACGACTTTATGGAACTAGGCTTTTTACCGAAAGCTGCAACCCTAGACGTTTAAATTACATTATTATAGAGGATGGAATATTATGATTGACGGTTATAAGGTTTATAAATTTTATCTTGCTTTAAAGTTACACTTCACTAAACCTGAGTTTGACGTATTCGTCAATTCAAACGTTAAAGCGAATAGAGATTCTTTTGAAAAGCGAAATGACCGTGGATTGTTTTATTCTATCGGTAAAAAGCATAAGGAAGATAAGTCAGTGGTTCAATATATCGTAGCGAATATGGCTTATGGTCATACTCAATTCATCTACGATAAAGAACTAGCGGATCGTAATTATAATGAGTGGGTTCGTCGTAAGCAATCTATCTCTAAGGTATTTTCTGACGACTTAGCCATTATTGAAGAATATCTTTCTGCTAATAAAGCTTCGCTTGATTCGTTATTTAACTTTACTTACAACGCTCAACCTAGTATAATATATCTATATGTTGGTGGTCGTATTACTATTGAAACCTTTAGTATCTTAAATGAATTAGAGGGTTTAATTACTTCTTGGAAGAATGAAAGTTCTAATGACTTATATAATGTATTATCTGCTGAGTTAGTAAAGGTAGATAAAATTAAGAAGTTCGTTAAATACGATAAAGAGCGTATCAGTAAGATTTACAGTAATTTTAAACTTAATTTAGCGTGACCAGTATTTCATGCGTTATTTTTGACTAAATAGCTAGTGGTTTGAGTAACTCTTACCGCAAATACTAAAATACAATTTAATACTTTTATACAAGGAAATATATGGATATCCAAGCACTTCGTAAAATGCGCAATTCCGACTTCTCTAAAATCACTAGCGAGTTCCAAAAAATCGCTAATCCTGAGTATGGTGATCGTAACGATAACCGCTACTGGAAATTAGAGGGCGATAAGTTAGGTAACGGTACAGCTACTATTCGATTCTTACCTAGAGTTGAGGGTGACGAGTTACCGTGGGTTCGTATTTTCAGTCACGGCTTCAAGGGTCCGACTGGTAAATGGTATATTGAAAACTCTTTGAGCACTTTCAATGAAGCAGACCCAGTAGGCGAATTAAACAGCCAATTATGGAACTCTGGTTCCGAAGCTAATAAGAAAATTGCTCAAGCTCAAAAGCGTCGCCTTTCTTATATCGCTAACGTGTTAGTGGTCTCTGACCCTAAACACCCAGAAAATGAAGGTAAAGTATTCTTATACAAGTTCGGTAAGAAAATCTTTGATAAATTGATGGACAAAGCTCAGCCTACTTATGAAGATGAGAAGCCAGTTAATGTGTTCGATTTATGGGAAGGTGCTAACTTTAAACTTCGTATGCGTAAGAAAGACGGTTATGTAAACTATGACGAAAGTTCTTTCTTAAACCCAGCTGCTATTTCTGAAGATGATGAAGTATTGTTGGGCGTGGTTAATTCTCGCCATAAGCTTTCTGAATTACTTGATCGTAAGAACTTTAAAACTTATGAGCAATTAAAAACTAAGCTTGAAGACGTATTATCTAACGAAGCGTACACTCCTAAGAGTGCTGCTGCTATCGCTGAAGTTGAAGATCGTCCTGTAGCTGAACAGCGTGTCGAGCGTCAAGCTCCCGCCCCAGCTCCTATGGCTGCTTCGGTAGTTAAAGCTTCCCCTGTGGTAGCTGATGACGACGAAGATATTATGAGCTATTTCAGTAATCTAGCTGATTCTGAGTAATTGAAAAAAGGAGCTTCGGCTCCTTTTTTTGGTCTTTAAAAAGCGAATCTAGATCCTATATACCTATTCTGACTAGCTTCAGGGTTACGAATAGGTAATGCTGGCCCAACGTTAGTAGTATTATTATTCACGGTAGTAGGCGCATTAATAACCGAAGTATCCCCTGCCCCTTTAGCCATTCTTTCTTCTTTAGTCGCACTAAGCTCTCTAGTAGCGTTATCAATTAGCTTACCATTCTGCGCAACGTTGGTTAAAGGTTTTGGCCAAACTTGAAGTTCTGGCGGTTTATCTTCTCCAAATATGGTATCTACTCCAGCTTTCAACATCCCGCCCATGCGCATGCCCGCAGAAGCAATAGCTCTAGTCGGAGCCATAACTAAATCACCCGCTTTATCTAAACCGCTACGTGTATCGTCGTTATACCAATCTCTTAGCTTACCCGCATTATCCATCATAGATTGACCCGCCCTTACACCTACCGATGTAATAGCTTGAGCGGGAACGCTTATCAAATCCCCAGCTTTCTGAAGTCCTGTACGTGTATCGTCGTTATACCAATCTCTTAGCTTACCCGCATTATCGCTCAACGATTGACCAGCACGTAAACCTACACCACCCAGAGCGGTTAAAGCTGAGGAGTCTAAATCCCCCGCTCTGCTCATACCCCTACTAAACCAAGAAGGCGTTTCTGGCATCTGTATGGTAGGTGGTTTAATCGGTGCGGTAGGAGGTTCTACTGGTGCGGGAGTAGGTATTGCTCCTGGAGTTTGTTGGTATTTGAACTGAGAATCATTACCATTAGCTAACGCTACCCCACCGCCACCTAAATCCGTCATTTGCTGTGACGAAAACGGAGTATCTTCTACAGGAGTAGATATTACGGCTGCCCTGTCTAACCCTGCGGGATAAGTAGACGCAGGCGGTTTTTCTTCATCGTCTCCAAATATAGACCTGTAACCTCTAACCAAAGCCCCACCGACTCTTGAGCCGATGGCTGAACCGCCCATATAACCTAGCGTTCCACCAATTACGCCACCGATAGCTGTACCTACAACGGGAACTACAGAACCGATGGCAGCACCAGCTGCAGCACCACCCCAAGCACCAGCTGCTCCACCCGCTCCGCCACCTACCGCTTCACCCTTTAGGTCTTCGGATTCATTTTCAGTAATCTCTCCAGCAGCTAGCCTATCGTTAGCGTCGCCCCAACCCGTGTAAGCACTATACGCTCCGTAGGCTATACCAGCTGCAGCACCGATTTTACCAGCGTTTCTACCTAAAAATCCAGCTGCGTTCTTTAACATAGGCGCAGCTTTTTTAGCTATATTACCCGCTTTTTTACCTTTATCTAATAGGTCTTCAGCACCACCGCCCCCTTCAGATTCTGCTTTAGCTTCACCATCGCCCTCCTTTTTACCTTCCCCACTTCCACCATTCTTAAAATACTCTTTCATCGACTCAAGCATCTCTTTTTGAGTCTCTAGCGACGCTTTTAAAGTTTCACCTATTTCCGAGAACTTGGACTCCGCTTCCGCTTGAGTCTCTGATAACTCGTTAGGCGGTAGAGGTGCGGGTGTAGGCGTTACTAAAGGCGGTAACGGTACGGGCGTAGGGGCTACGAAAGGCGGTAGCGGTACAGGCGTAGGC